AGGAGTTAGAGTGCAACTTTAATACATCTGGTGAAACTATTATTGACGCAGAAGATATGGAATGGTTATTGGCAAATGTTTGCGAGCCAAAGCATCGCACCGGCTTTGATCGTAACTTTTGGATTTGGAAAGAATTTGATCCTACATCTAACTATCTTCTTGTCGCTGATGTTGCAAGAGGCGATGGAGAAGACTTTTCTACGTTTCACATACTTGAATTAGAAACATTAGAGATTGTAGGCGAATATCAAGGTAAACCATCGCCAGATTTGTTTGCTAACATGTTAAATCAAGTTGGTAGAGAATACGGTAATTGCATGATGGTGGTTGAAAACAACAACATTGGCTACACAGTTTTGGATAAACTGATAGAATATGGTTATCCAAATATTTATTATTCTATTAAGTCTACACACGAGTATGTTGAGCAATATCAAGCAGAAGTTAGAAATACTGCTGTTGCAGGCTTTTCGACAAGTGTGAAGACACGACCTTTGATTATTGCGAAATTTGAAGAGTTTATCAGAAATAAACTAATTAAAATAAATTCATCTCGTGTTGTTAGTGAAATGAAAACTTTTGTTTGGAAAAATGGCAAGCCACAAGCAATGAAAGGATACCATGATGATTTAATTATGGCTCTTGCAATTGCATGCTGGGTCAGAGATACTGCGATTCAAGCGAACTCTAGAGATCTAAACTATTCAAAAGCTTTTGTTAATGCAATCTACACAACTAAAACAACAATGAATACTCGCATCAAAGGACAGATAGGGCATAAAGAAGATAATATAATGGATAAAATGACAGAAGCAAGATTAATGTATGATCAATACAAATGGATTATAAAGTGAGAAAATAAATGGCACCACCAAGAAGATCAGGAAGAAATCCAGCTAATGCAGAGTCGCAGTTATTTAAAGCGTTAACAAGGCTTTTTTCTGGACCTATTATTAGTTATCGCTCACAGTCAGGGCGAAGAATAAGAAGACAGCATCTTGACAAATATAGTTCAAGATTTAAATCTGCTTCAGGGCAACAATTTAAAAAATCTCTCTATAACCCATTAGATGTTGTTGCAACAGATGCAATCGCAAACCAACGTAGGACGGAAAGATACGTTGATTTTGATCAAATGGAATACACTCCAGAAATTGCTTCTACTCTTGATATTTACGCAGACGAAATGACAACATATACTGAACTTCGTCCAATGCTAAACATTAAATGTTCTAACGAAGAAATCAAAGCAGTATTGCACATTCTTTTTGATCAGGTGCTAAACATCCAATACAACTTGTTTGGTTGGTCTAGAACAATGTGCAAGTATGGCGATTTCTTTCTTTATCTTGATCTTGACGATAATTATGGAGTTAAATCTGTAATCGCTTTGCCCCCACAAGAGATTGAGAGATTAGAAGGGCAAGACTCTACAAACCCAAATTACGTGCAGTACCAGTGGAACTCTGCGGGCATGACGTTTGAAAATTGGCAGATTTGTCATTTTAGAATTTTAGGAAATGATAAATACATTCCTTATGGTTCTTCTATTTTAGAGCCGGCGCGTCGTATCTGGCGTCAGCTTACGTTAATGGAAGATTCTATGATGGCTTATCGCGTTGTTCGTTCTTCTGAACGTCGCGTGTTTAAAATTGATGTTGGCGCGATTCCTCCGCAAGATGTCGAACAATACATGGAGAAAATCGTAACGCAGCTAAAACGACATTCTGTTGTTAACCCAGACACAGGCAGAATCGATCTTCGCTACAACCCAATGTCTATTGAAGAAGATTATTTTATTCCTGTTCGTGCTGGTTCAGTTACAGACATTCAGTCTCTTGCTGGTGCCCAAAACATTACTGCTATTGATGATGTAAAGTATCTTCGCGACAAACTATTCTCTGCTCTTAAGATTCCGCAGTCTTATCTTACTATGGGCGAAGGCGCGTCAGAAGATCAGTCAACTTTGGCTATGAAAGACATTCGCTTTGCTAGAACAATTCAAAGACTACAAAGAGTTATTATTTCCGAGCTAACCAAAATTGGCATTATTCATCTTTACACTCTTGGATTTAGAGGCGACGATCTTTTAGGCTTTGAGTTATCGCTAAACAACCCTTCCAAGATTGCAGAACTACAAGAGCTAGAGCACTGGAAGCAAAAGTTTGATATTGCCGCTGGTGCTACCGAAGGATATTTTTCTCGTCGTTGGGTTATGGAAAATATTTTTGGTATGTCAAACGAAGAATTTATCCGTAACCAACGCGAAATGTTTTATGATCGTAAGCAAGATGCTGCACTACAAGCAGTCGCAGAAGAAGCAGCTGCTGGCGACCTCGGTGGAGGTGGTGGTTTAGACCTCGGTGGAGGCGGCGGTGAACTAGACCTCGGTGGAGGCGGCGACGAACTAGACCTAGGTGGACCAGAAGAAACACCAGCCGCACCAGAACCAGAGGCAGAGCCAGCAGGCGGCGGCGAAGAGTCACCATTACTCGCGGTCCCTCCAGGCTCGCGTAATACGCCTTATCTAACTCCAGGCGCAAAAGGTAAGTTATATTACCCTACCAAAGTTGATCGCAGATCTGGTGGTGGTCCTCGCAGTAGATCGCTGGCTGCTGTTGGTGGGGGACAAAAAGCAAGCTCAGGTGTTCGTAATGTATTCCCAGGAGCACCAGCAATAAACAACCTTGCTAAACCTATTCGTGCAAATGTTGGTATTTACGAGGAAGAGCAATCTACTTATACTTTGAGAGAGCAAGTAGAGGAAGAACAACTTTTTGAAGTTAACCAATCTGTGCGCTCTTTGCTGGACAGTTTAAAAACAAAAGAAATCTTAACGGAGCAAAACAACAATGAAGACAAGGCATAACAAAAAAAGAAATACCGCGTTTGTCTATGAAGCGTTAATTCGTGAAGCAACTGTTGCTATCATGAAGGGCGACACAGAACGAAGAGATAAAACAATTTCAGTTATTAAAAAGCATTTTAACTCTGATAGCCTTTTATCAGAAGATTTAGAGTGTTATCGTTCTTTGTATAGCAATCAGGGTATTGAGCAAGAAATGGGCGAAAGACTGATTAAAGAAGTTCGTTTAGCCAAAAGATTAATAGACACACAAGGTTTGTTTAACCAACAAACAGAATTAATCAACGACATTAACAAAGAACTATCCTCAGATATTTTCAATAACTTTGTGCCCAATTATAAAAGTCTTGCCACCATTGATCAGATTTTCTCGTTAAAAACAACTCCAAAAACACGAGTAATGTTAGAGCAGAACATTATTCAGCAAATGTCTAAAAGCACTCCAAACGCTGAGCAAGCGCAGATCGATGCTTTAACTTATAAAAGTTTCGTTAAGAAATTTAATGAGAAATACGACGATGCTCTTTTGTCAGAACAAAAAGAACTATTAAATCATTACATTTCTTCTTTTGCTGATAATGCATTAGAACTTAAGATTTTCTTGAATAAAGAAATCAAAAGATTAAAAACAAAACTAACAGAAGCTTGCAAAAACTCTGAGATAAAAGACGACAATGATATGGTTCAAAAAACAGAACAAATCATTAGCAGATTAGATAGCTTCTCAAGACAAACCATTAACGAAAATGTTTTAATGACAGTTTTAGCAACACAAGCATTAGTTGGGGAGATTGATAATGGCGATAACGATTAGAGTTGGAGATAAAGCCAACAGAAAACTAGTCACCCTTGAAATGAATGTTCGTAAATCGTTAGACGGAAGTTTGATGATTTTAGATCACGGTGACATTGATATTATTCTTTCGTTAAACGAAAGCAAGATTATTGCGTTTCCAAAAGAAATTGCTTCTGATTATGTGTATGGTGCACAAAACAGATTGTTTACTTTTCTTCGCAAAAGAGGAATTGTTATTCCAGAGTCAATTAAAGCTGGATCTTTTTACGGCTCTTTTGAAGCAAAAATGCAAACTCCAAAAGATGAAAAAACATCTGCTGCCAAACTAGCACTTGTAAACATTTCTAATTTCATCACAGAAGAGCGCCCTTATTTTGAAGCAATGGAAGCTTATGTTGCTATTACTGATGATGAGCTAACCAATCCAGATAAAGAAGATTCTACTGAGCTTGGCGAAGTCCCACAAGCAGTCAAGCAAGGATCTATCCGAAAAGGTTTTGTTAGAGATCCTTATGCAATGAACTATCTATATACATTATAGGAGCAAATAAATGTCTAAGCACATGAAACTTATAATGGAAAATTGGGATAAGTTTCTTATACAAGAAGCACCTCTAGAAACGGTTGGAGATTTAAGAAAACTAATCAAAACTCACCGCGCTATGGAAGCAGGGCAAGAGTTGGGTAAGAAGGCAGCAGAGGCAGCAATAGAACAGATACCAGTTGTTAGTAATATCTTCTCTCTTTGGAAGGGTGCGAAAGATGCTAAAGAAATTGTTGGAAAGCTATATGGTGCCGAAGACTCATTCAAATCAGCAACAGGGTTAGATAAGTTAAACGTTGATGATGATGTTTCCAAAATTGTTGATGATCCCATCGAAGTTGCTTTTATTAATGATCTTATGAAAACCATAGAAGACATGGATGATCTTGCCCCAATTCCAGATGTAAATGCTGAGCTTCAGAAATTCTTGGCTAGTAAATTTAATTCAAATCAGGTAAAGAAATGATAGAACTAATATTATTCGCCTTAATCGCCTACGGACTAACGCAGATTTTAGTTTATAGCGACATGCCTTTGTTAAAAAGATTGCGACCAGAAAAGCAATCATATAAAGGTTATGGAAAAGTATTTCATTGTCCTATGTGCATGGGTTTTCACGTTGGATGGATTTTAATGTTGCTTTCTCCAATGACGCAACTATTTAATTTTGAAGTTAGTTTAGTAAACGCACTTTTACTTGGCTCACTTTCCTCTGGAACATCTTATGCTCTTAGCATGGTATTTGGTGATCAAGGAATTCAAATAGCGCAAAACATGAGGATTGGAAATGAAGATCACGAAGAGTAGATTAAAAGAAATTATTCTTGAAGAGTTGGCAAACGATCAAACTGCTGATCCTACAAAGCTAGCTACTCAAACCGCCAGTGCTTCTCAAAGAAGAAAAGATGCTTTATCTAGAATTTCTGACACTGAAAAAGAATTAACTGGTCAAGAGACTGGACTTATTAATCAAATTGAAAAATATATCTCCGATTTAGCATCAAGGCCAGGGATTGATTTGTCCCAGCACAAAACTATGCTAGAAAGAATTCTTAAAATGTTAGAGCAAAATATTGGTTCTAAAGCCAAATAAGGAGATGAACAATGAACGACATGATAATCAATAGATGGAAGCTACAACCTGTTCGTCGCTGCAAAAGCGGCTGTATATTCGTGCAGGGTGAGCCTGCTATTTTTAGGATTTAATTATGAGTCAGAAATTATTAAGAGAATTTTATGCTCTTTGCGAGAGCGGAATATGCAAAGACCTTCTTACTGAAGAAGAAAAGCGATTTGTTGCTAATGGTGGTATGATCCTTAGTGGCAAACTACAAGAAGCAGATGTCCGCAATGGTAACGGTCGAGTTTACCCTTATCGTGTTCTCCAAAGAGAAATGAAGAACTACCAAAAACTTGTAAAAGAAAATAGAGCTTTAGGTGAATTAGACCACCCAGAAGATTCAGTTATTAATTTAAAGAACGCTTCTCACATGATTACAGAAGTCTGGTGGGATGGCAAAGCTGTTATGGGTAAAGCAAAAATTTTAGAAACTCCTTCTGGTAAAATTCTACGTTCTCTTGTGGAGTCTGGCGTTACTCTTGGTATTTCTTCAAGAGGCATGGGTTCAGTTAGAGAATCAAATGGTCAAACTATGGTTGAAGACGACTTCCAACTTATTTGTTTTGACTTTGTTTCTGAGCCTTCTACCCCTGGCGCTTTTATGATGAAAGAAGCCAAAGAACATAACATCAACGTATTTACAAAAGCAGATAAAATCAATCGCTTAATTAATCAGGTATTAGAAGATGAGTAGTTGGTCAAGCTTTAAAAACGATAAAGTTATAGTGGATAAATGGCGTAGCTTTTTACAAGAGCGACAATATTCTCAAAAAGAGATAGATGATCTCAGTAATGTATTAGTTCCAGCTTTGCAAAATTACGCCGCCGCGCCACGAAAACAAAGAGAAAAAATGTTAAATCAAATCGATCAATACATCGAAATGCTTAAAAACAAAGGTGTCCCAGAGGAAGCTGTCGCAGCGGCTATTGAGGACGCCGAAGAAGAAGTGGAAGATCAACAAAAAGATGTATACATTTTCCGTGGGAAAAGAGGCAAAGGAATCCAATCACAATTAGCCAAAGCTGGTATCGATAGCAAAACTTTAAATACAATCTTAAAAGCGTTGGCTACGGACTTGAAGAATGCTGGCTTCAATGTTTTGGAAGAAAAGAAATCTAGAAGAATTATTGATGCTCCAGAAACCATTAAAGCTTTATCTAATATACCAAAGGGACCAGATAGAGACAAGATTATAAGAGTTATTGTAAAACTCCTAAGAAACAATAAAATCAAATTAAATCCAGAATCTAGCAAAGCTTTGGGTGCGTCTTCTGCACAACAAGCACAAATAGCGTCAACAGCAGGAACAGATACGCCGGAATCAGGAGGTCTGACGGATTATCAAAGAAATGTATTGGTTGATGAACTAATAAATGCTGAAAATAAAGAAAATTTCAAGAAAGTTTACAAAGAACTATTAGGTAGTCGATTTGGAATTGGAAAAGAAGATATTGACAAAATTATAGAATGGTATAAAGAACCTAATGAAAGGGTAAAAGAATTTGTTTTAACCTACCTTAGCACTTTTGGAGCCGGTGACGATAAAAGAGAACCAATAAAGAAAAAGTTTATAGAGTTGTTTGCTGGTAAAGATGTTTCTTCTGGTAGTCCAGAAGCGCCAGCAGAACCAACGGCTACATCGAGCCAATCAAGTTTCCCTGGACCACCGAGCAAACAATCTGACCCTGGAGCAGCACCTCCACGCCCAGACGACCAGCAAAATGGCGAGAAACCAGTTCAACAACCAGGAGCAGCAGACACCGACGCCCCGGATAGCGCAGATACCGACGCCACGGACGCCCCAGTAGGCGATACATCGGCACCAGTTCAAGAGCCAGAGCAACGGGAGCGTGAGCAGAGAAAATTCATGTACTCAGAAGAAAAGTTTACCGACGAGAATTTTAAAGCAGCATATGAATCATTCAAAAACAACGCTAAAGAAGAGGAAAAA